GGTCCACGCTGCGCTTGTTGAAAAGCTAGGCGAACAGCCTACATTTGCTCCGTACATAACGCTTCGTCAAAGCGGTGAATGGTTCTTGCCGCTCTACAAGGGGCGAAGCAGCATTGGCTTTGAGGAACTTGTTACGGTAAAGGGCGGCACGCCAGAAGCGTGCATCAAAGTCGCTTTTGACTTTCTGGCAGCCATGCCAGACCTAGAACTTGTCGCCAAACAGGCTTGGCAGGAATCGCTCGGTAAGGTAATTGACGAGGGCCACGCGCTTGGGTTGCCCGACGATGTAATGCAACCATTGCGTCAGGGATCGCAGGTGATGGCAGAAAACCTGATAGCCGCGCCGGTGAAGTCATGAGTGACACAGGGCACGGCGCAGCAATGAAGGAAACCAAATGACACAAACACCGGACCGCATTTATGCAACTGGCACTGACACAATGGGATATCTCAAGTCAACACCGGCCCGCGAGGCCGCTCCGGATTTGCTTGAGGCTTTGGTTGAGGCACGGCGCATGTTGCTGCATTACGGCACTAAGGACGCGGGCGGGATACAGCAAATAGACGCCGCAATCGCCAAAGCTGAGGGCCAGTCATGACAACACCAAGCAACACACACGCAGATTGTCCTGACTGTGGTGCAGGAGAGAGTCTTTCCTCCTGGCCTAACGGTAACACCTACTGTCATGCCTGTCAGAAATCTACAAGAAGTAAACCTAAAGGAGTACCAATGGCTGTACCTAGTGACCTTAAACTAATCGACCATGCTATGAGAGGAGTGGACTTGGATGTAGAGAAGTTCTATGGGGTGAAGACAGGGGTAGACTCTAAAGGTACCCCAGTTACCCGTGTCTACCCTTACCCACACAAACCTAAGCTTCGTATCCTCCCCAAGGATTTCTCTAAGAACTTTGGGTTTACCACTGACCATCTCTTTGGTATGGATAAGTTCAATGCTGGTAGCTCTAAGTGTCTAACGATTACCGAGGGCGAAGAAGATGCACTCGCAGCGTATCAACTCCTGGGTAAGAAGTGGCCTGTGGTATCACTCCCAGGAGCAAGCACAGTAAAGCAAGTTCTTCAGAACAAGGAAGCCTACAACTATATCAAAGCCTTTAGCTCTATCATCCTAGCTACTGACAATGACGAGGCTGGTGACAAGAGTGCAGAGGTATTACAACGTGCATTCCCCGGTCGTTGTTACCGGGTGAACATGACTAAGTACAAGGATGCTAGTGAGTATCTGCAGAACAATGCAGGGTCAGACTTCCTGTACGCTTGGATCAATCGACAGAAGTATGTGCCTGACAACGTGTTCAATACCAGTGCTCAGTTTGAAGCTATCATCAAAGACGGCAAGGGTTCTATGTATATCCCTACTGGTATCAAGGACCTTGATGCTAAACTCTTGGGGCTTATGCAAGGGCACTTCACAGTACTCACAGCACCAGAAGGTATTGGTAAGACTGAACTCATGCGTTACTTCGAGAGTAACCTTATTCAGAACCACCCGACTATTCCTTTTGCATCTATGCACCTTGAGGAAAGCAAGAAGCGCAGTCTCTTGGGTCATGCCTCGTATATCTTGAACAAGGATGTCACACTACAAGACACAGAGGTGGTCATCAACTCTGATGGTGACGAGGAAATTGTATACCTCAAGTCATACAAGGGTACCCCGGAGGATGAAGTACTCGAAGCTATCCGTTCCTTTACCGACCGAGAGAACTTCTATCAGTTCACACTTAGTGTGGATGATGACCCTATGTCTATCCTTGAACAAGTAAGATACTTCGCTGAAGTCTGTGAGTGTCGCTATGTTTTCTTTGAGCCTATCCAAGACCTGGCATACTCCCGACAGAGTGATTCATCTATTGAAGCATTCCTCAGTGAGTTGTCCACTAAGCTTGCACTACTAGCTACTGAACTCAACGTAGGTATCGTTAGTATTGCTCACGAGAACGACGACGGACAGATCAGGGACTGCCGTATGATTGGTAAACGTGCCAGTGTTGTGCTTAAGTTGTCCCGTGATAAACATGCTGCTGATGAAGACGAGAAGAATACCACATGTATTGTTGTTGAGAAGAATAGACCAGTAGGTGGGACAGGGTACGGTGGTATGCTTGAGTTTGATCCTAGTAGTTTCACCCTAAGAGAGAAGGAATTTTAAATGACAGACTACAGTGATTACCCCTGTGGTTTTGATGGTCTTAGTTTTCCAAACGGACTCCCAACACCAAATACAAGAGTAAAAGTAAAAACAGTTTGGTCTAAAGACGAATGGATTGTTGTTCCTTTTATGGGGAAGTACGGTTTTGAGGATCAGTATGATTGGTTTTCTATATATGGTAAACCAGATGTTGGCATTTGGTTTATGCCAATCGTTCTCGAATGGAAGGAACTAACAGATGAAGGATGAATACCATGAGCGTAAACTGGAGGATAACTAATGAACCGTACTAAAATTTACTACGCTAAGGTTACTAAAGTAGAGGAAGACCTTGAGTCTAATAGCTCAACAGTAGTTTTTAATCATGGTTCTTATCACTTTATGTCAGGACTGCTAGGGTCTTTGGAGGGAAAGATCGTCGGGGTTGATACACATGGAGCACTTTGGGTAAAGGGAATAACTAATGGAACCTGAATGGATTGTACCAGGAGTACAATGGCAACGAGTAGGCAGTAGAGTAACCTGTAGCCCACCACCCACAGACACTGATGAAGACTTCTTGGTTTACGATAGGTTCTTTACTCAACGAACTAAACTTGATCGTGCTGGGTTTACGACTGAACACTACGGGCATCTCGACACTAAGTTTATTTCTTACCGCAGGGGTGACACCAACGTAATCCTCACAGCTAACAAAGAGTTTTACGATAAGTTTCTCTTTACTACAAGAGTCGCTAAGAAACTCAACCTGTTGAAGAAGGATGATCGTATCACTTTGTTCGAGGCATTGCTCGATGAAACAATAGATGGGGAGTATTCGTGGTGAAAGTTTATTCTGTTTGGGATAGCGGCCCTTCTATAGGAGGGAGAATAGCTTTGTTTGATAGTAAGATAGATGCAGAAAAATTCTGTGACGATAAAACCTTAAAAGCTAAATTCTCCGAAACATCTGTTAAAGATAAAAACGGTATTTCTAAAGCTTGGTTAATGGGTGACGGACAAACCTTTATCCAAGAAGAAGAACTCCCTTTAGACGAGTACTTCGAATGGTCTTGAAGTTAAGAGGTTTGTATGCGTACAGTAATAGCTGACATAGAAACAAACGGGCTAGCAGGAGACATCATCTGGTGTATTGTTACTAAGGAACTAGGAAGTAAAGCCTATAAGTCTTGGGACATTAAGACAGGTTTCGATGGCTTCGTTGAGTATGCCAAGAGTGTAGACAAGTGGGCGTTCCACAACGGTATTAACTTTGATGTACCTGTAATCAACAGACACCTTGGTGATGTCATCAAGTTCGAACAGATCATCGACACCTTTGTTGTGTCTCGTTTAGTCAACTACTCTAACTACAAGGGTCACGGTCTGGATGAGATTGGTATCTCCCTTGGTCAACCTAAGACAGTGTTCAATGACTGGGAAAACTATAGCCCAGAGATGTTGTCCTACTGTAAGGACGATGTAGACCTCGGGGAGAAGATATACAAGAAGTACGAGAAATATATCAATGACCCTGAGTGGGCCTTGTCTATGTCTATCGAACACAACACAGCTAGAATCTGCAAGGAGATGCACGACAATGGTTTCAAGTTTGATCTTGACCTAGCCTACAAACTCCTTCCACAAATCAAGGAGAGACTCAATGAACTAGAAGCAGGTATGCAAGAGGCATGGCCACCTGAGCTATGTGAAGTGAACCGTGTGCAATACAGGTTCAAAGCTGATGGTTCCCTCTATGAGACAGTCAACAAGGCTGTGGCTAACTACCCTAAGACAGCCATTGACGACACTGAGTTGGTATGTTTCGATTGGACTTCGTTCAACCCCGGTTCCTCTAAAGACCGTGTAGAGAAACTATGGGAAGCTGGTTGGAACCCAACAGAGAAGACTAAGACTCACTACCAGTTTGATCTGAAGGGTATCGTTGGTGAGAAGTGGGGTAAGACTGTACTCACACGAGAAGCTTATGATGGCAAGAAGTCTCACTTTGCTTTCTACGGTTGGACAGTCAGTGACGAGAACCTTGAGACACTCCCTCCAGAGGCACCTCAGGGGGCACGAGACCTTGCTGAGTGGCTCTGCCTTAATGGTAGACTCAAGGCTCTAGAAGAGCGTGTCAGAGAGTGTGGTACCGATGGTCGTATCCATACAAACTTCTGGCACATCGGGGCATGGACTCACCGTATGTCTCACTCTAGCCCTAACCTAGCTAACATCTCCTCACCCTACCATGGCACACCACGTACTGCTGTAGACTTTGTTAAACAAAAGTATGACTCAGACTTCAGACGTATGTTCTGTGTAGACGAGGGTAACTACTTGGTTGGTACTGATGCTGAGAGTATTCAGCTCAGGGTTCTTGCCCACTACCTTAAGAACCAAGACTATGTTGAAGCTATTGTTAACGGGAGGAAAGAAGACGAGACAGATATTCACAATGTTAACAAACGTGCCCTAGGTCTGAACCACCTTACCAGAGATGACTCGAAGACCTTTATCTACGCTTGGCTTCTTGGGGCAGGCACAGGTAAGGCTGCTAGGATTCTTAATTGTTCTAACCCAGTTGCTAAGAAAGCTGTTAACTCCTTTGTGGAAAACACTAAGGGTCTGGCTAAACTTAAGAACGGGTTGATCAAGCGTGATGCTGCTCGTGGTTACTTCGAGGGTCTCGATGGCCGTAAGGTTATCTGTGACTCTGAGTATCTTATGCTTGCTGGGTATTTACAAAATGGTGAATCAGTTCTAATGAAGTACGCTGCTAACCTGTGGAACCAATGGGCTAAGGCTGAAGGTATTGGTTACAAGATGGTGAACTACGTTCACGATGAATGGCAGACAGAAGCCTTTAGTTACGATGAGGCAGTGCGTATTGGTGAGCTTCAATGTAAAGCCCTTGAGCAAGCTGGTAGTGACCTAGGGGTCCTGTGTCCTATGGCTGGTGAAACTAAGATTGGCCGTGACTGGCTTGGAACACACTAGGAGAAACAAGATGAAGACAACACTACCCGTTAAGATACTCGTTGATTTACTTACAGTACGTGGTGAGAACTTTGATGGACTGCTACCAATGACAATAGACATCTGTGGTGACGAGGTAACTATCGGCTCTTACAACGGGCCAGATGTGTGGAGAGGTAAGCTATCAGAGTTAATGGAGAAACAAGATGACAGACAAGAATGAAGACCCATGTGACGACTGGTCTAAAGACCCTATCCCTAAACCTAAGGAGAAAGACAATGGAAAAGATTAAAGTATCACGAAAAGTAGTGGGCTTTGTAGATTTAAACTGCAGTACTCTAGGTAGTATTAAGAAAAAAATTGAAGGATACATTGAAACTTACGGGGAAGATGCCACTCTCCAAACTTACTACGAGTATAGTGACGACCCTGACTGGGGTGTCTTTGTAAAAGAACTAGAGACAGACCCTGAGTATGCTCTCCGTATCCGAAAGAAAGAACAACAGGAAGAATGGGAGAGACTGCAATATCAAATTCTGAAAGCTAAATTTAACCTTGACACAGACTAAAGACTATCTTACTATTTTACATAGAGTAATTCACAAGGAGAGCAGCAATGGCTAGTGAAACAATTTACATTACAGGTACCTCAAGCTGGGCTAAGGTATTCCCCCACAGCAAAGACAAGAACGAAGAATTCCACGGTCCAGGTGGTGCATACACCCTTGACCTTTACGTAGAGAAAGAAGAGCTAGACAAGTACGTAGCCACTGGTTCTCGTAGTAAACCTCGTGTTGGTGAAGACGGTATGTACATCAAGCTCAAGCGTAAACACACACACTCGATTGATGCCTTTGGTGGTGCGCCACAGGTAGTAGACGCAGATAAGAACGAGTGGGATGGCTCACTGATTGGTAACGGCTCGTTGCTTGAGTGTGCTGTCACAGTGTACGACACTAAGATGGGTAAAGGTACACGACTCGAAGGTATCCGAGTGATCGAATACGTAGAGCTTCCTCCTCTGGATGATGCTGAGGGTGGTCGTCAAAAGAAACTTCCTTTCTAATGTCTAAAGTAATTCTAGACACAGAAGAAACCGACATGGGGCAAGCACTTGGGGCGGTATTCCAAGTGCGAACCCAGAACCCAGATCAACAGGTGGGTAAAGAGTTTGGTATCAGAACTATGGTAAACGGCAAAGAGTTTATTGTAATCCGAAACCTGAACAGCTACACCATCAGAGAAGCATAAGGATAACTACATGAGTAACACTATTGACGCTATTGCTAACTTGACAAACCAACTGGTTAAGACACGGTTGTTGTTTGAAATGGAAACCATCGAGGAGCAGAACAACCCAGAGGATATCTCTCTGTACGATGCTATCTCTCAGACACTGGGAGCTATCTGTGCACCACATGAACTAGAACTCCTGTCACAGCGAGAGATTTCTACAGAGTGGATGCAGACTGTAGCCAATGCCTGAGGTCTCAACGCTAGTCCAAGACATCTACAAGGTAGTTGATGGTCAAGGCGGTTGGGACGAGACAGTAACTAAGTACCTTGCTGACAATATCTCTAAGGTAGCGTCAGAAAGATTCTCTGGGGAAGAAACCCCCAGAGATACACTTAGTCTGTCTGGTATTGGTAAACCCTGTGAGCGAGAGCTATGGTACAGGGTGAACAACAGTGACAAGTCGGCACCACTAGGGCCAGAGACTAAGGGTACGTTCTTCTACGGAGACCTTCTGGAATCTCTGGTGATTGCTTTGGCTAGGGCTGCAGGTCATGACGTACAGGGTGAGCAAGATGTGCTCTATGCTCATGGTATCAAAGGCCACCGTGACTGTGTGATTGACGGTATGACTATCGACGTTAAGTCTGCCTCTAGTTACAGCTTCCAGAAGTTTGCTGATAACAGTCTCCGAGAGAATGATCCATTCGGTTACATCAGTCAGCTTAGTTCCTATGTCTACGCAGGACAAGATGATCCTCTTGTTACCAATAAAACTGAGGGTGCTTTCCTTGTAGTCAAGAAGGATCGCTTTAAGCTTTGTCTTGATAAGTACGACTTCACTGAAGAACTCCAGCGGAAAGAACAGGAGATTGAAGGTAAGAAAGCTATGGTCCTTGGGAATATCCCTGGTCGTATGCCTACCGTACCTCAGTCTAAGACAAGTAGTAACACTAAGCTTGATACTATCTGTTCTTATTGCTCTTTCCGTGAGCACTGTTGGCCTGAGGCTAGAACTTTCATCTACTCTAATGGACCAGTCTTCTTGGTTGACGTGGTGAAAGAACCTAATGTACCCGAGGTAAAACCAATATGGTAAAACACAGACCAATCACAGACACTCAAAAGGTATCTGCCCTTTATACTAAGAAGGACAACACACCTATCAAGTACGTCTGCACCACCTCTATTCAACCCCGTGGTGTACCAATGGATGTCTTCTATAGAGACACACCTCACCCTGAGTTTGGTAACAAGTACTTTGGTATCTGTCAGAATAGCTTAGGGGTTTATATGATTGGAGGTGCAGACAAAGTGGAAGACCTTACTTTTGATTGTATTGAAGGACCAGAAGGCTGGGAGTACTCATCCCATGTACATGACTTCAAGTATGTAGGTGACTCTTTTATCGACGGTGGTAGAGAGTATACCCGAATGGGCGGTAACTGTATCCCTCCTGTTAAAACCTTCAGAGTAAAGGACGGAGAGTTTGCCTCAGATTTCAGTTAAAGCTGCCAAAGCGAAAGGACGGAAGTTACAACAGGTGACCCGAGATAAGATCATCGAGTTGCTTCAACCCTACGGTATTACTCAAGACGATGTAAAGAGTACAGCTATGGGTCAGGGAGGGGAGGACGTGCAGCTCTCCCCTTTGGCTCGTAACTTCTTGCCTGTTAGTGTTGAGTGTAAGAGCCATAAGGCTTTCGCTGTGTACGGTCCCTATGAGCAAGCGAGTAAAGCTGCGGGTACCTACCAACCGCTATTGGTTATCAAAGGTGACCACAAGAAACCTCTAGCTATCATTGACCTAGACTATTATTTCTATCTTGAATCTTGTCGTATCATTAAGGAAGGTAACGAATGATGGGAAAGAAGCACGACAAGAAGGAACTCCAAGAGAAAGTTCTACTCTTGGAACGCCTTGGTAAAACACAGGAGGCTCTGTTGCAGATCGCAGAGCTTACCCCGGATCAACTAGCGTATCACAACATGGAGACAGTGAAGCGTATTGCAATTAAAGGATTGATGGATTGAGTAGGAACATCTGGGTTACCTCAGACACACACTTTAATCACGGGAATATCCTCAAGTTTAAAAACAGTGACGGCAACCTAGTAAGAAACTTTGATTCTGTTCATCAGATGAATGAAGTCATGGTAGACAACTGGAACTCTGTGGTAAAACCTGGAGACAAAGTGTACCACCTCGGGGATGTATTCTTCGGGAGTCAGTACCACTTTAAATCCCTGTGGCCTAGGCTTAAAGGTTCTAAGAGACTGATTGTAGGTAACCACGATGATGTAAAGTTTCTTTCTTCAGGTGGTTTCTTCCAAAAGGTTATGCTCTGGAGATTGTTCAAAGAGTTTGGTCTTATCCTAACTCACGTACCTATCCACCTAGACAGCTTTAGTGCTGCCTCTAAAAATGTTCATGGTCATATCCACTCTAACCCATCACCACCAGGGCCATACCAATGTGTGTGCGTTGAGCAAACTAACTACACACCAGTAAACATAGAGGAACTAAGAGTATGACAGGAAGAACAACACTGGTATTTACCTGTGCCCACACTTCACCAGAAGTATCTAACAATAGGTTCGAGTGGTTAGGTAAGTTTATCTATGACCTCAAACCTGACATGGTTGTTGATCTAGGTGACGGTGCAGACATGAAGAGTCTAAATAGTTATGACACAAGGTACCCACAAAAGGTGGTCAACCAGAACTATGAGAAAGATATTGATGTCTACAACGACGCCCAAGAAAAACTACGGCAACCGTTCAAGTATCACCGCAAGAAACGTCCCTTTTGGGTTGGCTTCGAGGGGAACCACGAACATAGAATTAAAACTGCTATCGCCCATGACCCACGCATTGAGGGACAAAGATACGGGATTTCCTTTGGGCATCTTCAAACAGACAAGTACTTTGACGAATACCACGAGTATGAAAATAGCGCCCCCAGTATCGCTGATTACGATGGCGTCAGCTATGCTCACTATTTTAGTTCTGGTAATTATGGGACAGCTACTTCTGGCACTCACCATGCTTACACTCTCATCCAAAACAGGAACTACTCTAGCACTTGTGGTCATAGCCATAAACGTTCTGTGTATTTTAAGGATAGCGCCCACCCTCAAGGCATTATCGGTAATGTCGTTGGGTGTTTCAAAGGGGCAGCCGAAAGCTGGGCAGGTCAAGCGAACAAAGAGTGGGCGACGGGTGTGGTAGTTAAACGTAATGTATCCCAAGGTATGTACGACTATCAGTGGGTCTCAATGGAAGCGCTGAAGAAAGAATACTCATGAATATTGAAGTAAACCTAAACCTGACTATTGACCCCGGCGCAAACTTCCTGGAGTGTAACGACGAGGATACACTCCAGGTTCTAATGGAGATGATCCGTAATGCGTTTTATGACATTGATGACATTAAGTTGACCTATATTGAACTGGAGAAAACAGATGACTAAACAACTAGAGCTAGACCTTGGGGGTAAACCTCAAGGCATCATGGGTATGGTTAAAGAGTTTGTTAAAGTTACAGGCCAAAGACCTAATGTTGAACTGTCTGCTGTACTGATTGATGAAGAATACACAGAGTGGGGGGATGAATATTACAACGGTTATACAGGGGAAAATGAACTCAAGGAACTATCTGATCTTGTCTATGTAATCTATGGTTATGCTAATGCCCGTGGGTGGAATCTTGATGAAGCTGTACGTAGGGTCCATGAGAATAACATCGGACGGTGTGTCCAACCAGATGGGAGTATTATTCGTAGGTATGACGGTAAGATCATGAAGAGCCCTGATTACCCTAAAGTAGAACTAGGAGACTTGGTGTGATTGAGGGTATAGCTAGGTGTGAGCAGACTTGTTATCGGTGTCATGGGGAGGGTAAACGCAAACACTTTGCAGATCGAGACCCTATCGAGGGTTATAAGTTAGTTGATAAGAGGTCTTGTGAAGACTGCAATGGGACTGGTAAAGTGGTTGAACTCAAGGCTGATGGTAAAATCCTCAAGAATAAGGACTACCCTGCGGTAGATTTTGGGGGTTTGGTATGATAGGTAGGTATACATTTGAGTATCGTGCGAACGATAGTAACGGTATTCCTTGGGAGTGGTGTGTTATTGATAAAGAACTAGGGCTATTCGGACAAGCTATATTGTTTAGCATGTCTGAGGACAGGGCCAGATACATAGCTGAGGGCATGAACCGTGGTGACATTGATAACTTGGTGTGGCTACAAGAAGATAAACAACAAAGAGGTACTACATGAGTAACCAACTACCAACTGACTATCAGTCCTTCATCGCGCTATCGAGGTATGCTCGGTGGTTGCCTGAGGCGAAACGACGAGAGACTTGGGGCGAGACTACAGCGAGATATATCACAGAGATTGTCTGCCCTAAGCTAGAAGGAATGTCTTGGGACGACACTCAAGGTTTGTGCGCTGCGGATTTTGAAGAGGCTATCCTAAGCCTTGAGGTAATGCCCTCTATGCGATCTATGATGACAGCAGGCACAGCAGCAGAGCGTGACAATACTTGTATGTACAACTGCAGCTACTTGCCTGTGGATGACCCTAAGTCTTTTGATGAGGCTATGTTTATTCTTCTATGTGGGACAGGGGTAGGTTTCAGTGTTGAACGACAGTATATCCAGAATTTGCCTGAAATCCCAGAGCGACTATTTGAATCTGATACAACAATCGTTGTTAAAGATAGTAAAGAAGGTTGGGCAAAGGCCTATCGACAGCTCCTATCACTACTCTATTCGGGTGAGATTCCTAAATGGGACATCTCTAGGATTAGACCTGCTGGAGCTAAACTTAAGACCTTCGGCGGTCGAGCATCTGGCCCAGCTCCTTTGGTTGACCTCTTCCAGTTCACCATTGGAAAGTTTAAGGGTGGAGCAGGTCGTAAGCTATCCTCTATTGAGTGTCACGACATTATGTGTAAGATTGGTGAAGTAGTTGTAGTTGGTGGTGTACGCCGTAGTGCTATGATCTCTCTGTCTAACCTAAGCGATGACCGTATGCGTCATGCTAAGAGTGGGCAGTGGTGGGAAACACAAGGTCAACGTGGTTTGGCTAACAACTCGGTATGCTACACAGAGAAGCCTGACGTAGAGACATTCCTTCGTGAGTGGACAGCCTTGGTAGAGAGTAAGTCTGGTGAACGCGGAGTATTTAATCGTGTAGCCTCAAAGAAACAGGCGGAGAAGTATGGTCGTCGTGACCCTAACCATGAATTTGGGACTAACCCTTGTAGTGAAATCATCCTCCGACCCTATCAGTTCTGTAACCTGTCAGAAGTAGTAGTACGTGCTACAGATACTATCGAAGACCTTGAGCGTAAGGTACGACTTGCTACAATCCTGGGAACTATCCAGTCAACTTACACGTACTTCCCATACCTAAGAAAGATTTGGCAGAAGAACACAGAAGAAGAGCGGTTGCTTGGGGTATCACTTACAGGTATCATGGACAACCCATTGATGACAACAAAGAATCAAGGATTGGAGAAAACACTTGAGCACCTTCGTACTATTGCTGTTGACACTAATGCTGATTGGTCTTCCCGTCTTGGGATTCCTGCTTCTACATCCATCACTTGCGTCAAGCCCAGTGGCACCGTTAGTCAATTGGTTGATAGTGCTTCTGGTATTCACACTCGTCATTCTGATTACTACATTAGAACTGTTAGAGGCGATAGCAAAGACCCATTGACACAGCTTATGATCGACCAAGGAGTACCTAACGAACCTTGTGTTATGAAACCAAACCAGACTACGGTATTCAGCTTCCCTGTTAAAGCCCCTACAGGTTGTATCACCAGAGACGATATGACAGCCGTAGAGCAGCTTGAGACATGGTTGGTATACCAACGCCACTGGTGTGAACACAAGCCCTCTGTGACTGTCTCTGTGAAGGACAATGAGTGGTTTGAAGTAGGTGCCTTTGTATTCAAACACTTTGATGAAATGTCTGGTGTTAGCTTCTTGCCTCACGATGGTGGTTCATACCAACAAGCACCATACCAAGAGACAACCAAAGAAGGGTACGAGTCTTTGCTTAGTGTAATGCCTGAAAGTATTGACTGGTCTCTGTTGTCTAACTACGAAGAAGATGATAATACTTCTGGTATGCAGACGATGGCCTGCTCAGGTGATTCATGTGAGATTGTAGACCTAACCTAACCAAGAGTAACACCTGGGTAAGTGTATAAACTTCCCACCCTTTAAACAACTCAAGGAATAAACTATGAGTGAAGTAGTACAGTCTAAGTACAAGATAGGTCAAAAGCTAAAGAAGAATACACAAGTTACATTCGAGGGTAACCAAGTCTCGGTATCAGTAGACCATTTTATTATTGGTATTAGAGCTCTGTCCAGTGACGTAGGGTTTTACTATGAGTATACACTGGGGAGTTCTTTCCCTTCTGCGCATCATGAACCTGGTTTTAAGACTAATGTAAGTGGGCAAGTATTGGATAAGTTCTATGAGTGAAGAACAGATTAAAGTCACCCTGATTGATAGTATGGGTACAGACCTTTCGATTGTAAATGCTGCAAGAGTCTCATTTGGTAAAACTAGTGAGTTCGTTAACCAAGCTGATTGGTTCTGGGGTGACCAAGGTATCCTTAAAGACCAAGACTCAAGACTGTTAAAGTACCTAGCTAAACATAAACACATGTCACCCTTCGGTCATGTATTCCTCAGCTTCCACATTAAGGCTCCGATCTTTGTAGCTCGCCAACTTGTGAAACATAAGTTTCTACGTTGGAATGAAATCAGTCGTAGGTACGTAGATGATGAGCCTGAGTTTTATACTCCTAATGCCTGGAGAGGTAGGTCTGCGGATAAGAAACAAGGTTCTGAAGGGGAAGTAAACCCCGAGTTTAACCCTCAGTATCTAGACTCTGAAATTAAAGCTGCTTACTTTAAAGCTTTAGAGTTCGGTGTGGCACCAGAGCAAGCACGTATGCTTCTTCCTCAATCGACAATGACCGAGTGGTACTGGTCAGGTTCTCTTGATGCCTTTACTGATATGTGCCGTCTCCGTGTTAAAGAAGATACACAGAAGGAAACACGCTTTGTAGCTGAGAGAGTCTACGAAGAACTCAAGAAGCAGTTCCCTGTAGCTGCACCACTGTTAGTCGAAGGAGTGCTTTAATGAGATACGCTGAGTTTATGAGTACTGAAAGTAGGAAAGAAGATAAACCTGATGGGGGTCCAGCAGAGTACTATGACTTCCCCACAGGGGCTATCACCCTCAATGATCTTATCGAGCATAAGGACATGGGCTTCCACAGGGGGAATATCTTTAAGGCTTGCTGGCGGTGGGGCACTAAGAGTGGGACCACCAAAGAGTATGATGCTCGAAAGATTATTTACTCAGGGGCAAGACTCTTGATGAAACTTGTGGGGGTAGAAGAACTAAGGGTAACACTGCAGAAAATGCTTGATGACCCCCAGTTTAAAATTAGAGACAACCCTTGACAACACCTTCTAACTAATTTACTATTACAGTATAATCAATATTAAAGGAAAGCCGTATGGAAGATAACGAAGAGTTTGGCATTAAGTACCAAGTGTTCTCTAACCTATGTGTAAGTAACCTAGAGTTTAAACACCCTCTGGAACTTAAAGAAGCAACAGAGTTAATGTATAATTACCTTACTGAGAATATGATTAAAGAGAATAAACCTTCAGCAACATTGCACACGGTGAACTAGTATGTATTTTGCTATTGCACTTATTTGTGGTCTCACCCCTACAACCCCTAATGCAGTCGAAGGGTGTGTTGGTCTAGCAGCCCCACAGGTTATGGTCTCTAAAGAAGAATGTACTTTCATTAATACTCTCTTTGAAGAAGACCTTAACCTCCCCGAAGGAGCTTACTTAGTTGAAACAAAGTGTATCCTAGTGGAGAAAGACACATGAATCCTTTCCAACTAGGGATCAAACACTTTAACAAAGGGGGTTACGATGGCTCCCTCTACGAGCAAGGCAGCGAGGATAGACGTAGCTATGAATCAGGTTACACCCAGTCGTATTTTAGAAACCTCCAAAGAGTCCAAGCCCAAGAAGCTCTCTCCGGGGAGACCCAAGGCTCTAACCAATAGAGAGTACTACATTGGGGTAGCTCTTGGTGGTCTACTGGCTAGAACTTCAGGTGAGATTAAAGATCACCAAATGGAAGACATAAAAAAAGAAGCCAACCGTTGGGGTGACTTCATGACACAGGGGTAGACGCTATGCTTTACGACAGTTTAAAAGATTTACTACTGGATAGTGTGGAGATAAACCAAAGCTTTAAGGACGGTGCTGAAAGAATTGAGATAGAAAAACAGGGGGAGAAACTTTACTTTGCCTATCTGCTTTCAGAGCACCACCAATTATTTGTTCCTCATATTATACAGAGGATTAAAAACCACGAAGATCGAATCAAGTTACTATTTAAACAATAAGTAAAAGACTAAGGGGAAGAGCACTAAGCTCCTCCCCTTTATTTTTGTCTAGTTCCTACCTAGAACTTCATCTATCAGGTCTTTGTTACTCTCAAACCTTTCTTTAACAAACCAGAGCAACAACTCCAACTGTGGTTGGTCAAGGTCTGGAAGGTCCCTCTGAGATACACCAAACTGTCTCAGGGTCTCCCTAAAGACTCTAGACCCACGGCTACTCATATTGTTGATGTCATAGATAAGACTAGCCTTCTTGGTGTCTGATCCAGGGGTAGTGTTCCTAAGGATTTCCTTCACGTCAATCCTAGCCATCTCTATCAGACCTGCAAGAGCTTGCTTCTTGGCGCTGGGTGACAGAGTATCCCATCTACCACTCTCAATAAGTTGATCTGCTTGGTACTCCATGTACGGAAAGATATACTCGTTAAAGATGTTCTGAGCCTCTGGTTCGTTTACTTGTAATTCTGTATCCCACTGTGGTCTACCAATCTGGTTGAACAACTTCTGGGTAGAAGACGCAGGTGATACCTCACGGATACCAAAGACACGTGCAGGGTTAACCCCCATATCCCTATCTGTTACAGCATTTTCCTGTTCAATACGGTAACCAGAAGTATCTCCGGGCAAGTTCTCAAGACCAATAAGGGCATCAATGACTTGATCAGTATACCTAATAGCGTTGTTCAGACTCTTGTTACCAATATTACGAGTAGGTTCAATGTAGTTGTCTCCCTCAGCAAATGCCAAGGCAGTGTTGATAGGGTCTACAAAGCGGGTAAACCCTGAGACATACATCGCTAATGAAGCTTTTACTGCATCTATAGCAGACTTACGAGCTTGTTCTGTTTCCCCAGCTCCTAACATTGTGATACCGTTTACTACGTAACCCGCAGCATCTCCTAGTTGTCTAGAAACTGATTCAATACCAAAGGTTTTCCCAAACTCAACCATTAGGTCTACCGGAACTTCTTGGTCTCTACGAGCATGAGCAGCAATACGTCCAACCATCTTCCAGAAGGACAGAGGGTAATCATAGAGCCGTGTTACTACAGCACCCTTGTCATTACGTTCTTCATGCCAAGCAAGACCTTCCTCAAGGTTAGACATCTCCTTAGATGCAGCCCAACCAATAAGGCCCCAGCCCACAGCAGACTTGGTTACAAGGTCAAGAGGATCACGAGCAGAACCAGTAGCAATCTTATGGATAAGACTGATAAATGTATGGTCAAACATAAACCCTAGAGTGTTGTTGAAGAACTGCCCAAAGGGAACCATAGCGCCAATGATAGGAATGTTCCTAGCTTCTTCGATAACACCAGCAACAAACTTCAGGGGTCCTGCTCTGTCTCCTGGACGAGGACCATACTTCTTGGCAAAAACATTTCCGAGAGCATCCTCCACAGCTCTACCTTCGATAAGAGCATAGTCCTTAAAGGAAGTAGTCTTAGGGTTAGTCAAGATGTCCGAGATGTTCTCTTGTTTCATGAAGTCATTAAAAGACATACCGTACTTAAGTCTAATCTGTTTGTCGATAGCGTAAGCAAACTCTTGAGTCTTCGTCAACATATCCTGAGCGGATACACCATAAGCTACCTGAAGACCATCGAAGGCTTTCTGGAATCCAGTCTTAGAAATAGTTTCCCCAGGGAGTAGATTCAACTCCTTCATAACATCTTCCGCTTCAACACCACCAGCAAGATACCTAAAGAGAGTATCTTGTGCTTCTGGTCTATACGTAAGGTAGTCCAAGACTTCATCACGAGTACCAAGAGGGTCAGCTAGGTTTCTAATCTTCTGTCCTTGCAGAGCGACCATGCTCCTAGCCATCTTTGCGTACTTAGCTGAGGTAGCACCTTGGCCTACCAACCCTGTGATAGCCGCTGTGCCCCCGTAGAGAGCCCCTCTGAGGAGGTCTGAGTATGTTTGGGTACTCGTGGCCTGCGCCCACCCCGTTAAGTTCAGAGCAGTGGTCCCAGGGTGTGTGACGAGCATACGAATAAAAGTATTCTGCCCACTGGAAATCCAATCAGCAATTTTACCACGAGGACCAGGGACATCACCCAAGGCACTGTCCAGAGCTTCACGACCAGTAATATCTCCAGGTCTACGCCCTAGAAGTCTAGCAGCATCTGCAGTCATACGTTGGGCACGTAGTGTTCTACCAGCTTCACTAGCTCTCTCAGCGTTAATGAGTAGGTAGTCTTCAATAGGTACAGACCGACCTTGAAGTTTACCAACAGTATCATCTAGAAAGTCTTGAAGTTCATCAAAGGTTTTATTCGGAAAGCTAGGGTCGGTAACAACATTAACTAACCAACCACTACGCCTTTGCCCTAAAGCTGGGTTCAACCTTTCAATAGGGATGCCACTAGCATCTAGAATATCTTTCACACCCTGAACAAAAGCTTGATTCAGGGTTTCCTCGTAGAGTTCCCAAGCGGGATCATCGGCTTCCCGCAGAAACCTACCTTGTTCTACGTACTCCTGGAATGGAGTAAGCCACTCCCCTAGCTTCTGAGAGGCTCTAAGAGGGTCTACTTCTCTTGCAGCAGCACTAGCACCTGTTTCTTCATTAGTGTACCGAGCCAGAGCTTGAGCTATAGTCTCCCTGTCTCTAGCAATAGCTGTAGATGTGTTCTCAAGGTTAGTAGAACCACGGAGGGCTACAGAAGCACCTGCGATACCACCCACAACGACACCACCCACAATACCTACAATAGCACCACGAACAGGGTCGTACTCCTCTTGCCTACCTGTCAGGATATTAGCCTGTTGAGACCCAGCATCAACCAGAACCCCAGCAGCTACATCGGTGAGACCGCTAACTACAATGTCCCTTACCCCACCCTTCTTAAGAGCGGTCTGGTAAGAAGCCTCACGCATACCACGAGACATAACTCCTTGAGCAGCCTCTCTGCGTACTTGCTGGAGGGCGGCACCTGTTACCCCACGGCGGGTAGCTGCAGTAGCAGCAGTAGTTGCAGCCTCACGAGCAAGAACCTTAAGTGCTTGTGTAGCAGCCTTAGTTGCCCCAACCCCAGCAAGTTTACCGAAACCAAAGGATACAACGTTCACAGGGTCTAGGATGAGAGCTTTAGCGTAGTCTCCCACAGCATCAGCTTTCTCCCCAACAGTAGTACCATCAAAGGAACCCTTGAGGGAATCCCAAAGGTCATAGGCACTGGCAGCAGTCTCTCTACGCTCAGTAAGTTCTGCACCTTCACCACGGTACAAGTAGTTCATCTCTTGTGTTGCGGTAATGGAGTTACCAGCATTGAAGGAACGCATAGAGTTAACAAAGGCATCCCGGATTTCTTCCCGAGTGTTGTCTTCCTCTGTCATACCATGACGATCCCTCATGTATCTAGAGACTGATGGGAAGAACTCATCGTTCAAAAGGCTAGACACACCCTCTTGAAGACCAAAAGCTTTGTTCACACTATTTAAGTATTTGCTCAACTTCAGAAACCTCCTCTTAGTTTAATAAGAGATACAACAAGTTTATCTTTACCCTCAAAGGAACCCATACCTGCAACCATCTCGATAGCTTTTTCAATAGCTGCAGCTCTCTTAGCTTCATCACCCTCAGCAAAAACAATGTCAGACAGGGCTTGTCTTAGTTCAACTGGTTGCTCAGGAAGACTCTCAGAAGGACCAGAGATTACTTCCTCGATAGCACCAAGCATATTAGGTTCTTCAGACATAAACATATTCTCAAAGTAATCTTTGTTCTCTACAATCTCGGTCTGACCATTCATAGTAACTTCAGTGTAAGGTCTATTAGGGTTGTTAGTAAAGAACTCTTCTACCTTACCCGCTGCGTCTTCAGGTGAACTGGCTTCAATGGAGGTGGGGGTTTCAACCTCTGGAGTTACCTCTGGTGTAGGTCTTTCAACCAAGCTTGGTGCAGGGGGTAGGTCAGTGGTTATAATGCCACCTGTTTCAGTACGAGGGGTAAACAACTCTGTAGTTGTAGTATTAAAACCGTACTTAGTGGAGAACAGCTCAGGATACATATCGAAGTAAGTCTGGGTATTAGGAAGCACACCCATCAAACCAATCAAGGCTTCAAGCCGTTCTTGCTTAACAGTAGGTAGGTTATCAAGAGCTTCTTTGCCAACTCTTAGCTCCTCTCTGATAGCATTCTTCTGTTCAGTTGTCATAGTGTCATCACGTTCTATACCAACCAACTGCTGTTTAATCTCTGCTTCACGTTGAAGAACCATAGGTTCGTACTCTTCAAGTGAACGAGTAAACCAGTCAGTCACCTCACCCTGAGACAGCTCACGAGTAGGTGTCATAGCCTCAAAGTTAAAGGAGACATCATCACGAGCCTCACCCCTAGCAGTCACAGGGATGTTCATAGAGGCTAGAATCTGGTCGCCAGTCATACCTCCAACAACCTGAGCATTGTACACCTGCTCACTGATTTCTTCCTCAGTGTCAAGGTTAAGCCAAGAGGCAAGACTCTTACGACGCACAGTAGTAGGGTCAGCATCAGCAGGAAGCTGGGTTACTGTAGGAAGAATCTTCTCCAGGACCTGAGACAGTGTAGCATCAGTACGATACTCATTGCCAATATTGAAGACAGCGTTTAGAGCTTCTTTTGTTATAGTCCTGTCACTAGTTGCCTCACGGTAAACCTCTAGGATACCCTGAGGGTCAGACTCCATAGCAGTAAGCACAGACTGTTCATCCACACCACGACGAATAAGACCACGAGCAGCAGTCTCATAGGTACCACGTTGTTCTTGTACCCGTGCCATACGGTGAAGACCCTGCTCACGGAGATACAGGCGATCTTCTTCTACCTTGTTACGAATAAAGTCTCGTTTACTCTCAATGTTCTTAGAGAGTGTTCCAAAGAATCCAGCAGCAAAACTCATTCAGTTACCTCCCGAGACATAAGTCCACGTCTAGGTTGTTCTTCTTCTTCCATTGGTTCAATTTCCTCAGAGAGTTCTTCTTCAGGTTCCTTAGAGATACCAGTCTCCTTGAGACCACGAATAGCCTGAGACACAGCAAGGTTCTTCCGAGTATCATCATCGTTATCCTCAGAGAAAAACTCCTTGAACTCAATACCTTCTTCTTCTAAAAGGTTTACAATGTACTCGTGGATAACAGGAGCCGCCATCAGAGAGATGTCAATAGAGTGAATACCTTTAGCTACAGCACCAGTCAACATCATGTCTGTAATAAGACTAACAGGCATCCCTACTGAGATACCATCGAGGATAGTGTCCAACATCTTTGGTTGAGAAAGTCTAGTCAAGTGATGTGTGATAGCTTCATCAGGATCAGTAGTCTCTGGTGGCCTTTCCCAAGGATAGTTCTTTGGGGTAGACGTAAGGGATTGCCCTGGGATCGGTCCATTAAATTTCATTATGATCCTCTCTTAGCGTAATAGCTATTGATACTTCTAACAGTAATTGGTCCATCACCTAGTTCTCGCCACCCTGGGTTCTGGTCCCAAGCTGCGGTACCCTTGGCATAGATAACTTCTTCAGGGGCTTTAGATGCGAACGCAGGGGCAGCCTGCATAATCCCTAGACGGTTACCCCCTGAGTAGTTCCACCGTTGAAGATACTTATCGTAGAGTTCAACCTGCTCAGTAGGTGACATAGACATAATATCTTCTGTAGAGACACCAAGTTCTTCAGCAGTAGTAGGCATGAATTGGAACAAACCTGTGGCTCCGCTAGGGTTACGAGCCTGAGGATTAAAGGCAGACTCACCTTGAATTACTGCGTATACTTCTGACTCGTTGATCCCGTACTTAGAAGCTAGTTCAGATACAGCAGAGGTAAACTCAGGGTCTTCCTTAAGGTCTTCTGGAACAGAAACTTCACCCCTGAACTCTTGTTCATACCTACGCTCAGGTCTTTGTTCTTGTCCTAGAGTACCGGAGGTAGAACGCTCTTGGTCAGCACGGGTAGCACGTTCCCTACGCATTTCATCAATCTGATCATACCAGGAGTTGATACTCTCGGCAGGATCATAAGGTGCTTCTTCCGCAGCCTGAGCAACACCTCTAGCTGCAGCTTTCATCTCATAAGAAGTCTCAGCGATACGTCTCTCAGCTAGACTAAGGCGTTGTTTAGTCTTCTGTTGAGTACCAAGACGATCACGAGATTGGCTTCTCATCATTCTGAATTGTTGAATAGTGTCTTTTAACATTCTTAGAATCCCAAAAGTTGAGTTGTAAGGTTAGCCATAAAGGCACCTGGAGCAGCATCGTTAGCAGCGTCTTGTTGCATACGCATCGCATCTGCTGTACCCTCAATACCAAGTCTTTGTAGAATGATCGAGTTAGCTCTGTCCATAGCACTCTCAGAAGAAGTAAAGGCATAGTCCATAAGGTCTCGTTCACGTTGCCAGAGTTGCTCTAGAGCCGCCCCTGTGATAGCGTTAGAGTTCCTTACATACTCCATGTTAGCCATGTTCCGAGCAGCAGTATCTGCAGTAGCAACACTCTGCCTCCACTGAGCATTACTCTGAGCAATGATAAGAGAGTTCTGAGCATTGAACTGGTCTCTCTGTGTACGGAGAGTTGCATTGAATTGCCCCATAGCATTTTCTTCCCCAGCATTAAACTGACGGATAGCATTAATCTGAGCAACATTGAACTGAGAAGCACTAGCCTCTAGGTTAGAGAAGAACTGATCTGTTTGGTTCTTACTAGAAGCATTGAATTGCTTGGAAGCATTCTCAGCAGCTTGATCAGAGAACAAACCAGCAAGTCTCTGTTGAGTTTTAAAGATCGTAGTCTGTTGTTCGTTGTTAAGATTCTGCATCTCAAACTGAGCAGTGGTAGCAGCATCCTGAGAGGCAATACTGATAGCAGACTCCATAGCAGCCTGTACTACAGCAGCCCCAGCAATACTGGAAGCACCCATACCACGAGCCTGCATAAGACCCATAGCCTGGCGCATAGGCCCTGAGGCCCACGGAGGAGTCTCTCCACCTTCGAAGTCTTCCATCAGTAGGGCTAACTGCCCACGTACCGTAGCCTTCTCTGAGGGGGCTCCTACAGCAGCCTGAAGGTCCTCTGTGATGACATCAGCAGCATCACCAACCGTAGTGGCATCGAAGGTACTAGCTTCCTGACGAGCAGGAGTAACCATAGTCTCTGCTTGACCAGCAGTAGATACTTCAGCAGTTTGAGCAGCACCTACTTGACCAGTACCTTCTGCTACCATTTGGTCAGGAGATACAGGAGTAGTAGCTACTTCTGCTTGTTGGATAATAGAGGAAGGATCAGAGACAGCAGCCTGCATAAGCCCTTGTTGTGTAGAAGCCTGTTGTTGATTCAGGAGTGTCTGAGCCTGAGTAAGGTTAGCTTGCTCTGTGCCTAGTTGTTGAGTAAGAGTATCAATCTGAGTCTGAAGCTCAGGGTTGTCTGCAAGTTGCTGGTTAAGAGCAGCAAGCTGAGACTGGATATTTGTTACATTACCTTGGGCTGTGCTAAAGGTACCCTGGGGGTCTGCAGCTACCCCTTCTACCTGAGTCTGTACATCAGAGATAGTTCCTTGGGTGGTTTCAGCAGCTTGAAGTTCTTCTGGTGTGTTAAAGGTTTGACCAGCCAGAGACTCCAAGTCAGACGTATAGGTAGTAGGAGCAGCAGGAGTACTTGGCGTACCACCCCCTCCACCACCACCACCGAAGTAGGTAATCCCTGGGTTCTTCCACTTCATCATCATCATTTAGGTAAACCTTTTCTCATGTACTTTAAGGGGGTCTTTAGCTCTACGCCACTTAACAAGTTCTTCTTCCCCATAAAGGTTTTTATATTCTTCTTTAATAGACCTAAAGACTTGCTTACCGTCACCATAGGGAGCAATAAACTCTATTCCCCAAAGCTCTGTGTTTGGTCTCTTGGTGTAGTCTTCTTCCACTGGGAGGTACCTGAAGTTAAGAAACTCCTGGGCTTTACTAGGTTCGAACCAACACCATGTGACAAGACCTACAGGTTTATCTTCTCTGTAGTATAGTCTAATTGCATTCTTTTTGCAAGGAGCAACTAAGTAAGCATAGATTTCATCTGGTCCGTAGTCTTTATGGTAAGGGCTCCTAAGGAATAGAAACCTGCCGTGGTCTAGGGCTTTGTTATAATCGACTAACAACTAGTAGTGTCCTTCATCTTGACGATTAAGAAAACCACCGAGCATGTCCGCTAGTGCGGTAATCATTACACATCAACCGTCATAGCAAGGCGAAACAAATCATCCATCTGCGCATCATCATATCCCAGCAGATAGCCCAGTTCCGTCATGGCTTGGCTGGTCCTCCGCCATTCAATCGCGTTGTTGATTGTTTGTCGCATGGCCCACGGCGTTGCGGTATCTGCGGCAATGGCATCTAGCGCGTCGCATGCCGCCTCGCCAAGAACCAACCGCCCTTGTAAACGGCTGCATTTCATGTTGGCACGTTCGGCGGTGAGTTGCTTGGCCGGGTCGGGCACTACCTCGGCCCATGCGGTGCCGTTCCATTCGTGCAGGCCAGATGGCTTTACAGGCACATCAACTGTGCCTGCTGGGTATCCACGACGAATATGCTGCGGCACATCGCTGTTGGTCTGCCAGTATCCGCGATCTGGGTGATAAAATCCGTGTTCCATTAGCGCAACTCCCTTGCAGAGTTCCAAGTGGCAGTGTTTCTATAGTAGTGATCCACAGGAACAATTATCCATCCGTAATCAGCCGAATCACCGCTGTCTCCATCACTCATGTCAATCACTATGAAATCCGTTGTTGACGGCCCGACGTCCCAAACAACTGGAGACGAGATTGAGCCTCGTCCGAACACCCCGATTGGCTTTCCTGTCGTATTTTGATACCAGACGTTCACAGACCGTGTAACCAGTTGCCA